AGACCACTATTTTTACCTCTAGATTCATATTCTACATAAACATTGCCTGTCTTATGTGCTAATCTATCTGTTTTAAGCTCATAGTCTAGCCTAGACTCCATTACAAGTTTCTCATGTTTCTTACCATACTTTAAATCTTTATTAAATTTTGTAATAGAAAAATCATGAGTTTTTAATTCTTTTATAGTCTTACCGTTATTTTCTTTTATTTCACTCAATGTTTTTTACCCATGTCTACTTGTTCAATATCAGCATCTAATAATTCAGTTGTTGGTTGTTGTCCTTTATTTTGTATCTCCACAACTTTATCTATAATAGCCATCTGGCCCATTTGCACTAGCTTATCTAGGTCAATTTCTAAAGTCTCCATCAAACCTTTTAAAACATAAAATGTAGCATCAACTGGTTTTGCCGGGTTAGTGGTGTCGTATGCTATCACATCAAAACTACCATCGCCTCTAGGTTTAAGTATTAAGTAATATCTATCTGGTAACAAAGATAGCTTTTCAGTTTCATTTAGTAAATCATTTATTTCAACCATGCGTTAGGAATCCTTTTTTCTGCCCAGAGTATTTTATGCTTATCACACCATGCACCATAAGTTGTTTTACTCGATTTGTTAAGTTTATTATTAGCATTTACAAATAAAAATCGTATGTCAATATCTGGATTTTGTTCCATAACTAACAAGTGTTTTTGTCTGTCTGCAAAATCAAAAAACCCTTTTGTCTCAATGTATATATCTTGTTTTGGTAGATAGAAGTCTGGAGTATACTTTTTAATTTTAGGCTGATATTCCAAATAAAATTTTTCATAATCATAAGATACATCATTTTTAATTAGCCAGTGAGCAAAGCTTCTTTCAAATTCAGAACGAAATCCTTTTCTTCTCATAATAAAGTTTTTGTTTTATACCTATTTACTAATTCAATATTTTTTACAAAAAGAGGGTGTAAACTAGGTGCATTTTTTTCTAATTCTATCATAGCATCATTAATATCTATAGTAGGCATAACAGCTAACTTACCTTGTTTTATTTTTATAAACAAAGAATTAAAGTATCTTTCTATAACTTGTGTAGTTCTAAGTATATTGTCTTCTTTATAAAAACCACCTTTACCGTGGTGCTGTCTTACCATTAGGGGATGACAATTTTCTGTAGACCTCATAAACTCAACAGTTTCACCGCCGCCAGTTTGTTCTTCATTTTCGGTGTATACCCAAACAGCATCTTTATTAGTCATTATATCATCTTTACGAAAAGGTGCTGATAACCATAATACGTTCATAAATTTTTTACCTCTGTGTTTTTTAATTTATTGTACCAAACCAACGGTTTTGATTTAGCTTTTGATGTAACCTTTTCACTTAAAGTTGATTTTGGCCAACAATGTTTTCTAAAATCACAATAACCACATATACTTTCTAAAAGTGTATTACCAGTTTCTATCCTTAAACCTTTATTTTTTCCAGACTTAGGAACATAAGTTTCTGTTATCTCGCCATACAACTTCTCAAACTTTTTATTAGATTTTAATGACTTTATTGTTTCGTTTGCACTTTCTAATATTTCTTTTCTATCCTTTTGTTGATTTTCTGGTGCTTCACATACAGCAAATTCACCAGTAACTTTGTTTATTGCTATCCATCCACCAAAATTAGAATTATCTGCCTCACCATAAAGATGCCCTTGCATAACATAACCAAAAGGGTCATCCTCTTTTATTTTATTGTAGCTACCAAACTCACCAAACTTACCCATAAAATTAGATGGACTAGCAGATTTTATATCCCACACTCTACCATCTATTTTAACATCGTAAGTTCCTTTTAATTCTATACCCCCTATCTTTAATTTTACAGGCTCTTGTACTTTTTCAATATTAACACCTGCACCTTTCATTACTGCGATAGCAACTGCCTCAAGTAAATCTCCCATTAAAAACTTAATTACAGTGTTATATGATATTTCTTTTTCTTTACCTTTTTTTTCTAACTGTTGTTGGCACAAAGGTTTACCAAGACCGGACATACGCATACGCCAATCATTTGTTTCATTAAATTGTTTTTCTAACGCTTTACCACAGGATTCTTTAAACTCAGAAATAATTTCGGGGGAGAGTTTCCCCTGCCCCCGAACTGCATCATAGAGAAAACTCTCTATTAGAGTAGATAACATACTGTTAACCGTCTAACTCAATAGCTAGGGAGTGGTCGCCATCTTTTGTTTTTTGTTTAACAGCACTTCTATGCTTCTCCATGACACTCTCGTTTACGGATTTTATCGCAACCGAAAATTCCTTCAATAAACTTTTATCATCGTCAGATAAAGAATCAACGGAATCACCTATTTTAACATTTACTGAAAAGTAAGAATTACCTCCAGATTTTTGTTTGTTGGTAGATAACAAAAGATTTGTTCTTACCATAGGTTTATTTTGTTTTGCTAAACTAGCAAGTGTGGTACTAAATGGTACATAATTAGTTCCTTTAGCATAGTAAACGCAAGGTGTGTTTTCAACGTTAGCCTCCTCACCACTTGCCTTTTTACCTTTCATACTTACTACTCCGTATAAAACTTGATTACATTTAATAGAACTTTGTATAACTTTTTGTGGGTCATTATCTGCAAGAGCCTCTATCTGTTCTCGAGATAACTTTCCACACTTATAAGTTCCAGATGAATCAGCAAACTGGTCTCCTAAAGACGGCATTTGCACACTTGATGTAAATTCTTGTGAAGAGTTATCCCAATAACTGTAAGCGTAAAGCCTCATAAAAGCTCTAAACTTTACATCTTTAGCATAAACATTTTCACCATCAAGTTTAAGTACAAAATGACCTCTAGGTAACGGGTTTTCATTTTCATCTTCTGTATCATAATTTATTGATAGTCTAGATAATACTGAACCAGATGGCCCACCGCCATCAGTTTGTCCAGTAAGTCGCATTAACTCAGCATCACTTAAATTATCTATATTAGTAGCTACTGATAACGCTTGATTTTCAACATTTTCAACCATTGGTTTTATAAACCTCCTTCATGTTGAGCCAATCGTTACCTATTTTTAGTTCGATACCAATTGGCATTGTATATTTAAAACCATAACGCTTTATACACTCATCAGATAAAGACATCATGGCATCTTTCATAGTTGTGATAGCTTGTTCATCTTCATCTGGATATACATCCATAACGATACTATCATGTACTGTGTTGCAAATAATACTTTTTAACTTTCGATTTGTCAACAATTTTTTTAAATTAATTAATGCTATAGGTAGTAAGTCAGCAGTGGCAAAACCTTGAACTGGATAATTTTTTATAGCTGTAGCGTTAGTAACACTACCACTTCTAAGTCTTTCTACATTACCAAAAAAGTACTGTCTACCACTAGGTAATCTAACTTTATTCGTAATTAGTGCCTCATTTTGTAGTTCTCTATGCCATCTTGTAACACCTTCATACTTATTTTTAAATGCCCTGTAGTATTGCATCTGTTTTGGGGTACCTAGTATGCCCCCGTATAAAGGCTTAAATGTATCTGATTTTGCTTTTTGTCGAGATACACCTAATATTCTAGCAGTGTAACTATGAACATCAACCTCGTTTTTTACGTCTTCAAATACTTGTCTATCATTGGCTAGAAATCCTGCAACTCTAAATTCAAGTTGAGAATAATCTCCTTCAAGTATCTTGCCACCCTTCCACCTAGATGTAATACACTCTCTAACAGGAAAAGTATTACCTCTAGGCATGTTTTGGAAGTTTGGATTACGAGAAGATAGTCTGCCAGTACTAGTAACACATTGCATAAATTGTGGATGTACCATACCATCCTTACTTATGGCTTTTTGCATACCGTCAACAAAAGTTCGTAGATAAGTTCTTATCGCAGAATAGCGTACATACTTAATTAAGAACTCGTGTTCTACTCCTCTTGTAGATGTTAAATGACTTTCTAAAACTTCTTTGTCAGTTTTAAATCCCATAGCAGAACAATCAATAGAATTTCTAGGTCTCAATCGTAATCCTGCTCTTTCTTTTTTATTAGTAAATATCAAACCTTTTTCATTACAAGTTTTGCATTTTCTTTTTACATTACTTGGTGTGCCATCTTTTTTCATGTAAGTATACTTACCAGTTCCCTCGCAGTTATGACAAATAGTTCCGTGTGTTTTAAATTCAGCACGAGCTAAAGAATTTATCTCAGTGTAAAACTCACGCATGTCAGAAAACTCTGTTCTTCTTTTTGGTTTTCTTGTGTTACCTCTAACTTCAAAACCAATGTTAAATCTTGTCGCCCACATTTTTTTGTCAGTAAGACGCATAGAATAAAAAAGTATAGACCTATCCTCTGGTGAGTCTAAATTAATAGGCGTATCACCCATAAAGTATTTTACTTTCTCATTTAAAAACTTTTCTAACTGTTCTAATTCATTTTCAAATTTAACTTTTATATTATTTAAAACATCTAAATTTATGTGTAATCCATTCATCTCAATGTCAGCTAAAACTTTTGTTAGCTCCATAGAAAGTTTTATAGTAGGTACTATTCCATTAGACATATAAATCCCCCCATCCCATTTTTAGTTTACTTAACTGTGCAACTGCAAGTTGATAAGTACTTTCAACATCTTGTTTACCATATTCGTAAACAATATTCCACGGTATCTTTTCATAAGATATTTTATTAGCCATAAATGGTTGAATTAGTTCACTTTTTTTAAGTGCAACGCCTTTTCTTTTACAGCAATCCTCCAACGAAAATCCCCACTTAACACCTCTTGCCATGATGTATTCCATAACCATAGTATCATGTAATTTATTATCGTAAGTAAAACCGCATTGTACCAACCAACTAAAATCAAATTTTATATTATGTCCTACAAGTATGTCAGTTTTATCTAAAACATTTTGTAAAACATTTTTTGCGTTTGGTGTTGGTGGTTCATCACGATGATAAAAACACAAATACTCAACTGGATTGTCATCTATTTTATATCCAACAGAAACTAATGTGTTTCCATTAAAAGGACTAGATGTTATTTTATTTTCTTCATCAACATCAAAAGTAGTTTCTACATCAATTGTCGTTATCACTCTCAAACACTCCCCTCTGTATACTTATTCTTGCATGTCTAGAACCATGCCAACCATTTAATTTATTTTTACTTATTGTTATGCAACGATAAGGGTCAGATAAATCAATGTTGTCAGCACCTCTTCCAATACCAATAATTAAATCTGCTTCTCCCGCCTTGCCAGTTCTAGAATTATCTAACATAGAATAATCTATTATTGATTTACCCTCTGCCTCATAACTTGCTTGAGAGACTGCCCAAAGTAAACAATCATGTCGCTTTGCTATCTCTCTTGCTCTTACATAAACATCTTTTAATTTTTCATCTGTCCTGTTGTATTGACCAGTAATGTGAACTTTATCTAATTGGTCAACAAACATAACATCTGGTTTATAAACTCTTGCGTATTCATTTATCTCATCAATGTGCGTACCTACGCTATCAAAAACTGTTAGATACGGTTTTATTTTTGTTAGGTACTCTTCTTTGTAGTTTTCAATATTGTCAGCAATTTCTTCTTTTGTTTGATTAAAATACGATTGTACTATTCTTAATTTAATTCTAACTGCAGGCTCTTCGTTTGCCCAGTATGTAACTTTCTTACCTTGTTGAATGTAACCAGAGGCTTTAAAACTAGAGAATGTCGTCTTACCTATCTCTGGTCTAGCAAAAAGAATAACAAAGTGACCCCTATCTAGTGCGGGAACATTGTCAGCTATTGTCAGTAATCTATGTTTAAACTCTCCAGTAGAGCCATTTAAAGTAAATAACTCTTCAATATCTTCTTCAACAAGATTGTATGTTTCGCTACCTACCATACTCTCTTCATCTAACATTTCAACTAATCTACGAAGACCACTAATGTCAGCATCCGACCCAGTATAAATGTCAACGGCTTTTTCGCCTATCTCTTTTGCCTTTTGTCTTGACCAAAAATTCTTTATAGCATCGTAATTTAGTTCCGATATAGGACTATTTTCATTCAATTCATCTATTCTATCTAGTATATTCTGCCTTGTAGCCTTTGGAACAGCAGGATATAGGTCAGTATACATGACCTTTAAGTCACGAATTGTCAGCACTTTGTCATCATACTTGTCATGTATCTTTTCAATTAGGGTATATACCATACCATACTCGTGATTAAACATGTCACGATTGATAAACCTACGGACTTTACTGTAGTGTTCGTGATTTAAGCAAATAGAAAGTATCTCAGTATGTATCATTCATCCACCCCCAAGCTTTCTTATCTACTTTATCTACTAACTTTTTTATATCTTCATCTAACATTTCTTTTATATCTTCTTCTAACAATAAAAACTTCGCATTTAAATTTAAAGATAGGTCATCTACCAACTTAACAGCTTTTTTACTTGCGTCTTTATCAAGTGCTATGCCTACCTTTTTGTATTTCTTTATCACATCAACATGAGTTTGCAATAGATTAGTTCCAAGTAAAGCAATACCGACACAGTATTGACACAAAATTAACGCACTAACAACATCCTCAACGATGATTGCTGTGTCACTTTTCCAATAATTTCCCGCTATAAATGGATAACCAGAGTTACCATATCGAAACCATTTTGGTTTTTTGTTTTTGTATAATGCTCTACCTACAGCATCAACTACTTTACCATCTTTCTTAATTAAAAAAACTGCTCTATGAGTATGTCGGTCATACCTCATTATGTGATAGTGGTCTTCTAAATTATAGTGTTTAATATAATTTAAGTATTCTTTGTTAGTGCTTTTTTCTTCCCAATGATTTCTAGAGTAAAATATTTCTGGTTCTTTTTGTCGTTCAACTTCTTCAAATAACTTTTTAGATAGCTGATTACGGGTCTTGCCTTTAATATTACAATCAGCATGAAAACAATTATAAATTACTTCTGTGCCAGTGTTTAACGCAGAAAAAGTATTTTTGTTAAAGCAAATAGGACAATCTATTCTTGTTGTTTCATCAACAGATAAATTTAGATTTTTTAAAAAGTTTTGTAGCATACCACTCTAAAACCCTTGTAAACTAACAAAAATAAATGTCAACCATTACATACCATTACATTTAATTTTTTTTTGTTGACATGTAAAAAAATGTCAGTATAAATGGGGAACCCCCACCACGGGGCACCTTATACACTTATGGATAGAAATGTTTTACATGTACCAACGGAAATGAAAAAATGGGAAGACAAAATGTATGAAGCCGAGTTTGAGGGAAAAATGCGTAGCTACCATGAATACAAAAGTCTGTATCTACACTATAAAAAATTACATGATAACGGGGTAGAATATGAACCAACTTTTTAGTAAACTATTAGTTCTTTTATTTTTAACTTTTACTTGCACGGGTTGTGCATTTATGATAGCAAAAGAAACTGTTGAAGTTTTGGATGAAGTCTTACAAGAAGATGTAAACCCAGAAAAGAAAAAAAAGATACTTAAAAAGCAGAAAACTATGAGGGATAAATCTAGGGAGTTTTATTGTAGTAAGGTAGATGACAAGGAGGTATGCGGATGAGTGCGGATAAAAGATTATACGAAGTAAAAGTAATTGTTAACGAAGAAAAAATTTATCATGTATACGCAGATGATGAACGAGAGTTAAGTGACATTTGGGATAAAACTAAATTTAATGGTCATATTCCAAAAGCAACTATAGAAGTCAGCAGAGATAGAAGGAATCAAAAAATGATAAAAAACAAGGAGAACCTATGAACACAAAAAAAGCAGAGCAAGTACTAAATAGGTTTCTTGATTTCTATAGGGATGTCAGAAGAACATCAGACTATAGAGGTTCTAAAAAAGATATACTAGAGGGCGAACAAGCATTAGATTTTTTAGTTAATCAATCTAAAAAGATGTCAGAAAAGCCTGTCTACAAAAAGCTATGGACAAAGAATGGAGTTATAAAACAAGTTAGTCCTAGTAAAGATAAACAATTTTGGGATAGTCCTATGGGTAGAGGTTTAGTTAAGTAATGTCAGCTAAAATAAAACTACCAAAACATGTCACTGTAGGCTCTTTTAAAGTTCAACTTGTCAGAATACCCCATGAGATAGCCTATGAGAGTTCAGATTATCAAGGCAGTTTTGTCAGCAAACCACCATTAAAAATTTATTTAGATGAAGAAATAATTGATATGGGAGGTATGGATGCTGTCAATCTTGTATTACACGAACTTTGTCATTTAGGTTTTTATCAATATGGTTTAAAAGATAAAGAAGAAGAACATATTGTAAATAGTTATGGAAATTTTTTAACAGAATTGTTAATGAGAAGTGAATTAAAGGAGTGGTTATTATGGCAGATAAAAAATGCATGAGTTGTAATATTAAGGTACCTACCATAAGATATAAAGATATTAAGTGGTACTGCACTTTATGTTACATAAAAAAGTTTCATTCTGTGGATAACTTTGCTAAGATTTTATTGACAGCAAAAAATAAAGCAGATAAAAGGGATAGTGTTTAGTTAGGTTGTATTCCTTTCCGACTTGGCTAGACGCTTGGGTGGTTGTTCTCGACAACACAAAAAACGAGAAACATGTTTAGGAGTGGGCATGGTAGTTATATCTGTAAGTCCTTTTCCTAAATATTAGCTATCTAATCGTTTCGCTCGATTTAGCTACGAGCCATTACCTTTGGATAGCAAACAAGATAAGCCGTGTTATAGCGTGTGCTGTCTTGAATGGCTGTGGTAGGGTAGTGCCAGTTGAGTGATAAAACATTTCGAAAGAAAGTGGAAAGAAACTCTAAACTACTTACTTGGGTAGGTACGATAACCTTAATAAGCTAGCAGATAGTTGTCGTACCTATGCCGCTAAACTTACGGTAGTGTCACAGATGCCTTAACAATTATTTGTGTACACATAAAGATACTTTTCTGTGGGCGTGACATTACCGTAAGTTTAAAAAAAGGGGGTAAAAATGTCAGAACTTTGGACACTAATAGACGCAGACTTGTCAGCCTATAACCACACTAAATTTAGTGCGGGTGGTCGGTTGTATTTTATAAAAGCGGGTAGAAAAAATGTCAACGTTTACCGATACCACGCACGAAAAAATGTCAGCATAAGATTGTCAGCCTTACCTTCTTTTTTCTTTAATGAGGAAAGTGAAACCAAGCTTCTTCGTAGATACCCTAAAACATTTAAAAACATGTTAAAAGATTTTAAAGCTTACAAAAATAAAACAGCTATCGAAAAAAATATATTAGATACACTAAAAATAAAAGCAAAAATACATTACAAAACTGTTTGACAATTATTTTTTAAAATGTTTAAAAGGGTTTGTGTTTAGATTAATCGGTTAAAGGTCGAATAACACCGATGAGCTTGAATAAAGTATGTATGTTATTTGTAATAGTTGCCTTTAACGTTCTAAACACAAAATAACAAGGGGGTTTAAAATGACTAATATAATTTTAGGGAGTGTACCAGAATCAATACAAAGCATTTGCGGTACTCAAGGTATATTCCATATTAGATGGAAGAAAAAAGATAATAGAAAATTTATAACAGATAAACACGGACATACTGTAATTAATAAAGATTATGGTAAACACAAAATTTTACGAGTTGGTAATTTTAGACTAGGCGTTACTAAAAATACAAAAGGGGGCAAAAGAACTACAGACCCTAACGAGTATTTAATAGCTTATGATATGACTAAAAAAGAACATAGAAATATATTTTATAATTCTATACAAAAAATAGTAGCTAACAAAAAAACTTATTTTGTAAAAGTGATAGATACAAAAAATATTCGTTTTGGTTTAATAGAGAGAGTTACAAATGATAAAGGGTAATTCGCAATTAAGGAAGTATACAACAATTTATCCAAAAACTGTATATACCATAAATTCATTAGAAGACTACAATACTTATGGTTATAAGTTATTAAAACAATCTAACAACAAAAAACTAGGTAAAGTTGTGGGGCGTGGTAAGTTTGTTAAAAAGCCTCTTTATTCATTAAGTTTATGTGAGCGTGAGATGGGTTGTCCTAAAAGTTGTCATCATTGGGATAGTTGCTACGGCAACAATATGCCTTTTGCTCATAGATTTAAAACTAATAATACTTTACATTTTACGGCAATATTAAAAGACGAAATATATTATCTAACAAAAAAACATAAATTCGGTATTCATATTAGACTTCATGTATTAGGAGATTTTTTTGATAGAGATTATGTCAATTTTTGGTATCTAATATTAAAACTTTATCCTAAAGTTAGCATCTATGGTTACACAGCACATAAGCCAACAAGCGAGCTAGGTAAAAGATTAAATCATGTAATTAGTAAAATTGGTTTTGAGCGTTTTGCAATTAGATTTTCAAATGCTGATGTAGAATTGTCAGCAAATAGCACGGAATATAAACCCAAAAAAAATGTCAGCTTTAAACCTATTATATGTTTAGAACAAGAAAACAAGGTCGCTAATTGTGTTTCATGCGGTGTTTGTTGGAATAGTAAAGCAAAACAAATTTTATTTAAAACACATTAATTTTTTATGGTAGGTAAAAAAAATATTTCTAATTATCCGTTTGGTAAAAATATTAAAAAACCCGATATTGTATATACTCAAGATATTTTTGGAGATGGGCCGGGAATAACGGGCAGGAAAAAAAAGAATAAAAAAAACTTTGTATCTAACAAAACTAATGCTAAAGAAGATTTATTGCAATTACGCAATAAAAAATAAACGCATAAAAAAGGGAGTTTTATTATGCATTATCAACACAATAATTTACTAGATGTTTCAGCTTTTGAAATGCCTATTAAATCAGTAAAAGACCCTGTTATACTTTTAAAAGATAGTAACGGGATAGAAAAACAAACTAAAATGGATAAACAGGTTGTTGTTTATAGACCCGATACAATGGAAATTTTAGGGCGTTCAAGAAGTAATCAATATAAAATAGTAAATCCAGTTGAGCTTTTTAGTAACCACGCAAAAAGATTAGTTGAGCAAAAAAACTTACCGCAATCAAACATTACTGTTGACGATTATGTATTTGAAGGCGGGCGTAAGCAAAAAAGAACTGTAACTTTTCATGATTTATCTAAAGATATGGGAGATGGCTCAGTAGTAAATATGAGAAGTGATATTTTTAACTCAGTTGATATGAGCTGGCTTTATCAAGCTTTTGCGGGTGCGTATCGTAACTTATGCCAAAACGGTCTAGTTTTTGGCGGTCAGCGTATGTACCATGTAAGAAAAAAGCATACTAGCGGCTTAAACATTAACGCAACGCTAAATCAAATTGGCGGTACTTTTCAAATGTTTAATGAAAATCAAGAGTTAATGCAAAAAATGATGGAACAAAAAATATCTTTAAAGGGTATGGCTCACATTTTAGCAAATAATATTTGTAAAACTAAAGAGACTAGCAAGCAGTTACTAGATGATACTAGTATTTCTGTTAACTATAAACTTTTAGATTATTTTATTGACCAAATACAGCGTGAAAGTGGTTCACTTGGTTATACTGTTTGGAATTTGTTTAACGCTCTTACTTATTGGAGTAGTCATATTGACGATACATTTGAAAGAGTTAATAAAGATACGGGTAAAATAACTGAAGTTAAAATGAGCCGTGATGGTTCAAAGACCCATACAGCTCAAGTTAAAAGAGAAGACAAAATAAGAGAATTCATGAATAGCGATGATTGGCAAGCATTAATGAATAATACTTATGTTTTTACACATCTTCACCCGTCTATCCAAGAGCGTATTTAATATGTTTTGTAGTTTATTAGTTATCACATTTATTTTAATTTTATAAAAAGGAAGGCGGGTATATATGGAAAGTCTATTGGTAATAATTTCAAGGATACTTTGGATTATCATTTTAGTAGGAATTATATTTTTACTGTTTTAGTATATACCCAAATATTAAATACAGACCCGCTTTAATTAGCGGGTTTTTTTTTGCTTGCCTTAATTGATACATAAATGCTAAGTAAAAGAAATAAACTTAAAAAGGGAGTTTTTATATGACTGAATTACTTATAAAAAAGGTTGGTTCTGGGGGCGTTCCTTACATGACCAAAAAACACCTTATTGTATTAGCTGATGAATTAGCACATGATAAGTTTTATTATGACTCAATGATTGCTTATCATGAGAAATATGCAAGGTTAACCGAATATTGTGCTAAGGCAAATGCAAGTTTCAATCTAGAGTGGTTTAATAATAGATTAAATACTACTTATGAAAATCTAGTTAATAAGATGCAAAAGGCAATCTCATGCTAATTGATTTTATGACCATAGCAATTTGTGTTTGTATAGGTATTTTTATACTTGCGTTCTTCAGCGATTAGTATAATTTAAACTTAACAAAGTGAGGTAATATGACTTGACTAAATAACTTAAGAAAAAATTAACGTTCATAATTTCTCCTTATAGACCCCGCCGATAACAAAGCGGGGTTTTTTTATTTACAAAGTATTAAATTTAATCTATCTACAATAATTAACAGAAGGGATATAAAAATGAATCAATCAATAAAAGTATTAAAATCATATCAAGCCGTATTTTATTTTAATAATTATGAAGGTAAAGATGGCATAATTTGGGGTTTAAAATCTTATGATGATATGAATATCATGTTTAAATTAGTTAGATG